AAAAATCGGTACTATCAAACAAAGTGTTAGAAAGGATGAATTTGGCAGGTATATATGATACCACCAATAACCAACCGAACATTCCGTTTAGAGGTTTCGGAACTGAAAATAAAAACCTATACGGGTCCCGTAGCTCAGGGGTAGTAGCAAAGTTGGTCATTGCGTTGGTTTGAAGCACCAAAGATGTAGGTTCGATTCCTACCTACCCCACTTTATGTTTTTGGTAGAACACTAAACTTTTTACTTAAAATCCACCTTTTTTATAAAAAATCCATACTTATATATAGTAACTAAGTGTAATGAAATGAAAAAATTAAAAGTAAAAAAGGAGTGGGAACTTGTAAATGGTAAATATAGATGTCCATATTGTAAGAGTGAGTATTCTAAATTTGGAATTACTACTCATATATGGAGAATGCATGGTGATGGTAAAGCACATGACCCTAATAATGGATATTTAAATAAATCACGGAGTAGTTGGAATAAAGGAAAAACTAAAATTACAGATAAACGCATATTAAAGCAAGCTAATACATTAAGTGATAAATATAAATCTGGTGAATTGATACCATCTTTCACGAACAAAAAACATACCGATAAAACAAAATCTATTATTTCTAAAAAACTTAGTAAAAATAATAACGGTGGTAGATGTAAATGGTATAACTTTAAAAAAAGTTCTGGGGAAATTGTTAAAGTTCAAGGAACTTGGGAATATAGATTTGCTAAAGTGTTGGAGTTTATTGATGTTGATTGGATTAAAATAAAAGCAGAAAAACATCATTTATATGAATGGGTGGATGATATTGATACAATCCATCATTACACACCTGATTTTTACAGTCCTAAATTAGATAAATATTTTGAAATTAAAGGCTATTGGTGGGGAAATGATAAGATGAAAATGGAATATGTAAAAACCCAATATAATAATGTAATTTTTGATGTAATACGAAAAACTGAATTACTAAAATACGAAAAATTATTCAATACAATCACTACCAATGAAGAACTAATTAAAAATAAAATATAGTCGTTGGTTCAATTCCAACCGTGACCGCGCCACAGTCTGATTCCGATGCATAGGATAAGAATCGAAGCCCGTGAATGATGGATTTATGTACATAACTCCAGCCAATCATCCAAAACGTAAGTTGGCTAAGTTGGTAACTCTTAGGTGTAACTAAAAGTTACAAATGGTTTGGTAGCTCAGAGGCAGAGCAATTGGCTGTTAACCAATAGGTCGAGATTTCAAAATTCTCCCAAATCGCAAAATAGTTACCCTGCTTGTTCCGTATGGGGTTATAAAAGTTTACAGATTAACGGAACCCGAAAACGGTTGAGATATAACCTTATATATCTAAAATGTATGTATATACTAACTATTTTTTAGGACACGTAGTTTAACTGGATAAAACTTCTGGCTACGGACCAGACGAGTGAGGGTTCGAATCCTTCCGTGTTCACAAAACAAAAAACGCCCATTTAACTCAGTAGGTCAGAGTGTCAAGCTTATATCTTGGAAGTCACAGGTTCAAGTCCTGTAATGGGTACAGCAAATGCGTTATCTTTGGGTGTGGTGAACCTAGCCTCGCAATGGAGTGAGGTGCTTTTATAGATAAGGTTGAAACGATATTTTTTTATTTGATGTGCACAGAAAAATAAATTAAGTATTAAAGTAAGTGTGATATAGTTTTAATTTCTTGATCAGAAATGTAATTATATTGCAGGTTCGAATCCCCAATGGCGCACAATATTAACTCATATAATACAACGGTAGGGTACTTTCCTGATAAGAAAGCGGTTATAGGTTCGAGTCCTATTATGAGTACAATTAAACCCCGTATAGCTCAGCACGGTAGAGTAGGAAACTGATACTTTCAAGGTCATAGGTTCAAATCCTATTTCGGGGACTTTTTAGTTGCTTTTTGTACTATTTAAAATAGTATAAATTCGAGTAATATACCGATAATAGATATAACGCTCGAATAAGTACTAAAGTCTTTGATTACACATTGACGCATTGTAGATGTTAACTAAAGGTAGATTACTCAAATGGAAAAGAGGCTTGTTTGCTAAACAAGTAGGGTGTAAAAGCTACACGGGTTCGAACCCCGTATCTACCGCTAAAATTCAAAAATTATGGTTTTAATTATTATTAGTTTAACGGTTGTATTGATTATATTAGTTAATCAGTATTTAAATAGAAAAAAACGATTTCAAGATAGTAATAAACTTGAACAAATTTGGAGATATAGATATTATTTAAAAATACCGTTTTTTTGGTGTTATTATATAACTAATAATGCAGATATATCTAAACGGACTTTATGGGGATTATTGAAAGGAATTGAACAATCAAATATGAATTGGATGTATACGATGGATGAAGTTTCAGACCACTTCAAAGAAAAATATAAAGAATAGTGTAATATATTACACTATTAGTGTTAAAATAACAAATGCCGATATAGTTCAGGGGTAGAACAACTCTTTCATAGGGAGTGGGTCATTGGTTCGAATCCAATTATCGGTACTTTTACTTGGTAGAAAAATAAAAAAGATAACAACAATAGTTAGAAAGTGGAGTTCGAATCTCTCCCGAAGGTCTTAACGGACATCGGTTATTAGTTAGGATGGTATGACTTGTTATTTTAAATGCCCATATGGTGAAACGGTAAACACAACAGGTTTAAGCCCTGTACACTGTCGGTTCGACTCCGACTATGGGTACAATATTAGTCATTGACGTTTATTAACGCTATGATACACGAGGGTTCGAACCCCTCCACCTCCACTATGAGAAGTGGACCAAAATTTCTGACCCTTTTTAAAAGTCAGGACTTAGGGTACTATTTAATTCGTATGCTCTTTAACCATGTGTTAATAGAGTGCTGATGGAACTTATGGTTTCCTCAATTGTTTATTTTACCAACGGTAAAATACTGGTTTTTGTGGTTGGACCTTATCAACCACGTCGAGGGGGTGACTTGGATTTGACATTGTAATCGTAAGTAGAAAGAGATTGATATTAAAGATAAGTAACAATTATCAACTGGCAGCATAGTCGCTGTTGAGTTTTCTATTTCAAGGAAACAGAAGATTCACGTCTCCCGGAACGTTATTCGGGAAATGCCCTCATAGCATAAATGGAAATGCAAGATCCTTCTAAGGTCTCGATTGGTGGTTCGAATCCACCTGGGGGTACAAAATTAAATACGAATAAATTAGGATATTGCATTTCCATTTCGTACATTTGCAATGTAATAAAAAAGATACGATATGAAATATACATTACATAATAGAAATGGAGATTATATGGAAGTTCAATCACGTAGTTTATCCGTGATGAAAGAAAAATGCAATTCAACGGCATATGATTCAGTTGTATGTGAAGAAAAATTATTACCATCACCTTGGGATAGTAAAAAATTGACAAAACATGGTGTTGAAGTTTATAGAAATTTTAAAGTTTAAAATAATTAATTTTTAATTAGGATATATGGATTTATTTTTCATATATTTACTGTGAAATAAAAAAATAAATTATGTGTGAAGATGATTTAGACGATAATGAAGGTACTACAAGGTGGTGCGAGTCATGCCAAGTGTTCAGTACTTTTAATGTTGATAATCCATACGGTACTTGTATGTGTAGTTAATTTAAATTAACTACGAATAAATTAGGATATTATATTCCCAGTTCGTATATTTACGATATGAAAAAATACCTATTAATATTACTATTTATAATCCCCACCGCAATTTATTCTCAAAGAATATTTTCAGTTGATTATAAATCTCAAAGTGATGTTAAATTATTCGTAGTAGATTATGAATCACAGTGTGATTTGAAAGTATTTAAAGTAGATTATAATTCACAAGCAAATGGAAATAATGGATTATGGTATTTTGTAAATTACAAATCCCAATCAGATAAAAGCATTTTCTTTGTTGATTATAACTCTCAAAGTGATTTAAAAATATATTTTGTAAAATATAAATCACAAGCTGGGTGGAAAAATAAATCCAAACAGTATTTATTAAATTAAAAAATGCGGGTTTAGTGTAGTGGTAACACAAATGCTTCCAAACCATTTTTCAGGGGTTCGAGTCCTCTAGCCCGTGCAAAAGTAAAGAGTAATTAACTTTACAAAATGGATGGTTGCAACTATCCGATTAGTTATGGTGTATTGGTGCACAACCGAAGGGAGTAAATTGCATTAAAGCAATGAAAGCGGACGTGGGATAGGGGTTCAAGTCCTCTTTAACTAACTAAGAAAATAATTGAGAACCTGAATCCATTTAGAGTAATGGTAGTTTAAAATATGACTCCCAATCTTAAACAGGTAGTAACGGAGTATATCAATTATTATTTAAAAACATATCGCGAGTTGGAGAAGTTGGTATCTCACCTGTCTCTAAATTTTTTTATTTTATATTTATAATAAAGAAATAAATGAATTGTAAATATTGTAATATTGAATATAAACTCAAACGTGCATTAATTCAACACGAAATACGATGTTATTCAAACCCATCTAAAATTAATACAAATAGATCAGAGGAAACTAAACAGAAAATACGCAATACATTCAAGGAAAAAAATATCAACAATCAAGTGATATGGAATTCTGAAATGAAATTAAAGGCATCTGAACGTAGTAAAGTTACAAATTTAGAATACTGGAACGATATAACACGAAAGAAGCAATCCGATATAATGAGAAAAGTTGTTCGTGATAACCCAGAATCATATTCAAGTAATAATGTAAGTGGTAGAGTTAAAACTATTACATATAATGGATTTAAATTAAAAGGAAATTGGGAATTATTGGTTGCAAAATGGTTGGATGATAATAACTATACTTGGACTAATATTTTTGAACCATATGAATACAATTGGAATAATTCAATTCATTTATATTTTCCAGATTTTTATGTATATGAATTAAATTTATATATTGAAGTTAAGGGATATCAGAGAGAACGGGATTTAGCAAAATGGAAATCTTTATCAAATTTAATAATAATAAAAAAATCAGAAATAACCCATATTAAAAATAATACATACAATATAAATCGCGTTAAGGTGTAAAGGTTGCATGGGACTCTCATAAGGACTACGGGGGGTTCGAATCCACCTGGGGGTACAAAATTAAATACGAATAAATTAGGATATTGCATTTCCATTTCGTATATTTGCAATGTAATAAAAAAGATACGCTACTAAAACTTAATAAAATGGAAACTAAAACAATATATGGTTATACAGATATATTAGAAGTGGGTGATCGTGTTAATGTTAGACAAACGGATCATATATCAACCATTTCGGAAGTTATACGAAAACCACATTGTTTTATTTATAGACTAGATAATCCAGAGTGGGATTTGAATTGGCATTTTAGAGCATATCTTATAAAACTGTAAAAACATAAAAAGTTATGAAATATAGACAAACATTACTATTGGATTCAAGTTATTTACCAAAAAATGTAATTGATTCAGGTCGTGCATTCGTAATATTTATGAAAGGTAATTGTGAAATTGTAAAACACTACCCAAAGAAATTTGGATTGGTTAGAAAAGATGTAGATATTTACAAACCAGCAGTAATACGAATTAAAGAGTATATAAATATTGATTATCATTCCGTTCCATTAAATAGGGATAATATATTTAAAAGAGATAATCACGAGTGTGTATATTGTGGTCGTAGAGATTTGGATAAAAAATCATTGACAATTGACCACGTTATACCACAATCACATGGTGGTCCAAATACTTGGGAGAATTTAGTTACGGCTTGTAAAAAATGTAACGGAGAAAAATCCAATTTAACATTATTAGAATATGGTAAAGCAATCCCAAGTCCTAAACGACCACACTATTTAATGTTAATGAAAAAAGTTGATTATATTCCAAATGAATGGAAAGACTACTTATTCTTTTAAAATGAAAAAACCAAATTTAAATTACCAATTAGGAATATATGTTGGTGAACATATAGTATCACAGTACTTACCAACACTGTCTACAGATGTCTGAAATCTAGGAATGTTATTGAATTATCAGTAGAAGATACTACAAAATGTAATATTCTTAATAAAGCATTAACAGATTCATATAGATGGAATGGTGGTACGGGCGATAGAGACGGTACAGGTCCTATATTACACAAAACGTGGTTGGCACATCAAAATAAGATGGCTGATAAATACCTACCACAAATATTAGAATGTCTAGTACCAAAGGTACATCCAACTAAAATGTCAGAATTCAAACTTGGTATAATTGAATCACTTTGGGATTGTGATTTATGTTGGTATAGTATAAATGCAGATGATATTGAATTTGTACAAACCGATAAATATGCTTGGTGTACAAAAATATATTTAAAATTAGATGTAAATAATTAGGTTACATCATTTATATTATGTATCTTAGTGAAAATGAAAAAATAATATCAACGTATTGGAATTTAAACTTCGTTAGGCTCTGATATTATTATAACATAACAGATCGTGAAATCCTAAACCAATTCAAAAGTCAGCACAGACTAGGATAAAAGCCGATGGGAGTATAGGTAACTCCTATTATTGTTATGTTAAATGGTGATAGTAGATTACATTTTTGTTAATAAATTTTCCATTTTTAATGGTTCGATTTCGTTTTTGATTATATTTATAATAAAGGGAATATGAACATCGTTGAAAAAAAGAAATATATTTTTAATTGTAAAAAATGTGGGAATGTGTATTCACTTATATTAAGTAATACTGAATATACTAAATCAAAATATAAAAAGAATTGTTCTTTAAAATGTGCAAATAGTAGAATTCAAACTAATGAAATAAATAAGAAACGGTCTAATACATTATTCAATAAAGCAGAGTGTATTAAAGAAATTAGATACTGTAAGGAATGTGGGACATCATTTGAAACTAGAATTAAACGTAATCAAATATTTTGTAATCATAAATGTAGTTCAACTTATAATAGTAGAGAATATGTAAAACGAACAAATCTAAAAAAAGATGAATATGAAATATATAGAAAAGAATGTAAATTCAAATTCAATATATATGAATATCCAAACTATTTTGATTTAATATTAATTGAAAAATTTGGTTGGTATGCGGCATTTAACCGTGGTAATAATTTAAACGGAATAAGTAGAGATCATAAAATTTCGGTTCTATATGGTTGGAATAATAATATTGATGCATCAATAATCTCGCATCCTGCAAATTGTGAATTAATTAGACATAAAAAAAATCAAAGGAAAAATAGAAAATGTAGTATTACATTGGATGAATTAAAAAAAGAAATTACTAAATGGATTAGTGCCCGAGTGGTCTAAGGGAGTTGTTTGCAAAACAAATGTTCGTGAGTTCAAATCTCACCTAATCCTCAAAATATAAGGTAAACCCTAGGAAACGAAGGCTGAGAAAGTTTTCACGATCACGTGAGTAAGTACGAATTCAACGGATAGTTGCAAAGTAGTCCACTAGAATAAAGATGAAGGACCTAAGAACATATCTCTCAAAACCTAAATATTTTTATTATTTAATAATTTAAAACCAAAACTATGAAGCGTAAACCTGCGAGTGGAGTACTGGTATCTGTAAGAAGAACAAGTGCATTGCACCGATTACAAGAGCAATTAAAACGAGGATCTAAACCATCTAAGGAAACTAAAGAACAAATTCCTTTAACGGATAAGGATAAAACCAGGATTGAAAAGGAGATATCCATTTTAAAATCCAGGGGATAGTGGGACATACGAATAAAACTAAAAAGATTAAACGGTTGCAATTGCAAATGAATCGGTATGTGGATAACCCAATCAAGCAAGAACACACTAGATTGAGAATTCAAGCATTGAAAAAATCAAGTGAAAAATAAATGAAAATAAATTAGGATATGAAATTTTTATTTTGTATCTTAGTAAAACTAAAAATAAAGAAAACGTATTTTTAGCCCGTGTGGTGGAATTGGTAGACACGTATGTTTTAGGCACATATGCTACGGTGTGAGGGTTCGAATCCCTCCATGGGTACTAAATTAGTAAACGTTCTATTTAGTTTTTAAATAAGTTTAATACTTATATACATGAGAACAGATATAATAAAACGATATGATGAAATTGTAAATTGGGTTAAACAGCATAAAACTAAAAGTTTTATGTATAATGAATTAAAATGTCAACCTGAAACATTAGAGTATCATTTAAAAAAACAGAATTTAAATTATAGCGGCAATCAAGGTAGAAAAGGAGAACCATCCTCACTAAAAATAACAGCAGATGAATTAATCAAACGTGGAAGGGTTGGTGGTTACATCACTTCACACCGTTTACGAATTAAACTCATTGAAGATGGCATAAAAAAAGATGAATGTGAAATTTGTAAAATTTCCAAATTTTGGAATAATAATCCAATTTCATTACAATTACATCATGTAGATGGTAATCACAAAAACAATGAAATAAAAAATTTACAAATTCTATGTCCTAATTGCCATTCTCAGACTGAAAATTTTTCTGGAAAAGGTAAACGAAAAAAAATAAAATAAAAACAGTTAGAAACTAAAATTAAATATAATTATGAACAATTCAATTGCAATTTATAACACAAAAAAATTAGAAAACTCAAAAGTATGGCTATTGTTTCTTCTATTGGGATGGTCATATGGTAGTATGGATGATATGGGAAAACAGATATTTTTCTATTTAACAGTTGGAGGGCTTGGGGTATGGTTCTTATATGTTTTATTTACTCTAAATGGGAAAATTATAAAATATAATAAAAAAATGGCAATCGAAGCTGGGGTAAAATCTGATGATTTACTAAAACTTGGATTGATTTAAGAAGTATGTAAAGATAGTCAAATACAGAGGGGGAGTTGAAAGAGACAATTGAAACTTTGCGACCGAACAATCAGACTATGGATTAACACAGTATTTAATATGCGTAAATATGTTGGATAGATGTAGGAATAAAATTTCGGATTGTGAATCGACACATAAGAGTTCCCCCTGATAACACCGAATTGCCTATGTTAAATACTTAATTCGCCTTTATAGCTCAATAGGTAGAGTGCATTCTTGGTAGGAATGAGGTAGTGAGTTCGAATCCCACTAAAGGCTCAAAATATATTTAATTTTTTACTGTTAAAAATAACGTTTGGTAAATTTTTATATATTTATATATAATAAGCGGGTATAGCTCAACTGGTAGAGTGTCAGATTTCCAATCTGAATGTTGTGGGTTCGAGTCCCATTACCCGCTCTTTAGAATACATTACACCCCGTGTTGCGAAGGCGTATATGTGGTAAGATTCCACAACGTGGTAAATGGTGTATTCTTAAAAACAATAAAGTGGTAAGTAAATGAGTTACTTCGAAAAAGATTCAAAAAACACTCACATACGAATTTCCCTTTATTTTTTTTTAAAAGCATAATAAGTGGTAAGTAAATGAGTTACTTCGAAATAAACTATAAATATTCTCAAAAACCAACTCACTACGATTTTCCCTTATTTTTTTATTATTATTAGGATATGTGAATTTAATTTCGTATATTAGAAATATAAACTTTAAAACTTTAAAATTATGGCTTTTGATTTCGGAAAAATTACCAATGTGATGGTTGAAGGTATTGATCATCGTGATTGTCCAGATTATTGTGATGCATTTATAGCATCAGCAGATTATGATGGAGTTGAAATGAATGAAGAATTATTAGATGAATTAAATGATTGTGGGGATTTTGTTCACGAATCGGTTTATTCACAAATATATTAAAATACATCGCGGGGTGTTGTAATGGTAGCATGAAGGGCTCATAACCCTCCGGTCCGGTTCGAATCCGGCGACCGCCACTAAATAAATGTTATTTTCCAATATGGAAATAAACAATACGTTCTTTAAAATATTGGTAAGTGGTAATAAACAGAGTTACTTCGAAATGGATTCAAAACACACTCTTTTAACCATTCCCTTACCTACATTACAATAAGTGGTGAGTACGTGAGATACTTCGAAAACAATTATAAACAGAGATCCTGAAACATGGGTCATTAGACTAATTAACTGATTCAATAATCCCTCACATACGTTTATTCCCTTATAGAAATTTGATGATGATTAGGGTCAGTACATCGGTGATATCCATGTATATGATACCATAGTGAGTTAAGTATGATTTGACTTACAATAATCATCATCTATAATATAGGGGGTTAATGCAGTAAAATGTGTTAATCCCTTTTTTATTTAAAATAATTAGGAAATGTGAATTATTTTTCATATATTCGTAGAATAAACGACTAAAAATTTAAAAGATGAAGTATCCACCACTAAATGAAGTTATAAATGCTAGTAGATATGATATTTGCAAATGGCATCGGTTTTTAAGATCCCCGGAAACGGAAAGAGAAGTAGAGATAAATACTAGGATGTTTGAACGATGGCAGGAAGTAGGAGGATTTACTCCAGAAATTTCTAAACAACTAGGTTGGAATTAAAAACAATACAAACGATTAAAAAGTTATGAATGAAACAACGGAATTTAAAGAATATTGTATAAAGCAACATGATGTGGAGTGCAACCAAAAATACGATAAAACATTACCATATTCATTCCACTTAAATTTAGTTGCAATTCAAGCCAACAAGTGGAATCATCTACTATCAGATAGTGATGAAAAATTAATTACGGAATTGGGTGCGTGGGGTCACGATTTAATTGAAGATGCACGAGTAACTTACAGTGATGTTTACCGAATTAGTGGGCAGGATGTTGCTGATGTTATTTATGCTTGTACTAATGAAAAAGGGAAAGATAGACGTAGGAGACACAATATTCAATTTTACAGGGTTTTGAGAGAAAACCGATTGGCAGTATATGTGAAGTTGTGTGACCTAATTGCAAATATAACATATTCATTGTTAACGAATTCTTCAATGTATCTAAAGTATCAGTCCGAGTTCCCGCATTTGCGGAACGAGATATATAGAAGTGAATTTGATCAAATGTTTGAGCACATTGAAGAACTATTAGAATTATAAACGAATAAAAATATAAAGATTATGTCAAAATTTAACAAAACAAAATTACCAGTTGTACCAACAATGGTAAATGAAATGGGTGAAAAATCTTATGCTTTAAAAGCAAAAGAAGAATTAATTGCAACGTGTTTAACAACATTCTTGCAAAAATCATATTACGAATCGGAATCTGAAATCGTAAATAGAATCAAATCTGCGGCAGGGGATGTGGATGAAGATTTCGTGGCTAAATTGGCTATCTATTTAAGACGTGATGCAAATATGCGTTCCGTAACACACTTACTATCAGGTGAATTAGCACCAAGATTAGCAGGTAAAACATATGCATCAAGGTTCTACCAAAAAATAGCACAAAGACCTGATGATATGAGTGAAATATTGGCATACTACTTCTCAAAAGGAAATAGAAAAATTGCCAACTCTATTAAAAGAGGTTTCAAATCAAAACTGGAATCTATGGATCCATACCTAATTGATAAATACAAAATGACTAAGAAAGAAATTTCTTTAATTGATTTGGTAAACTTAATGCACCCAAAAGGAACACAAAGTAACGCCGAGGCATATAAGAGATTAATGTCTGGTCAAGACTTGGATGGGTTATATAGTACCAAAATTCTTGAAAAGGAAATGTCTAAAGCAGGTAAAATTGCTAAAGATACCGGTGTTGATGTTAAGGAAACCAAAAAAGAAGCTATTACTTCGGTAGTAGAAAATGTAAAAGGTATGCCGATGATGAACTTGGTGAGAAACCTAAGAAATATCCTATTGTTAGCACCAGATAAAGTAGATGATGCTGTTGCACAATTAACCACACGTGGTAAAGTTTTAAATTCTAAACTACTACCTTTCAGATTTGTTTCGGCATATACTGAAATTGAAGCAGTTGGGACTAAATCTTATAATAAATCTGAAATTCAATTTGAATCTGATGTGCTACCGGATATGAGTGAAATAAAGGATAAAATATTACGAGGTCTTGAAACCGCTTTGGAATATTCTGTTGAAAACATTCCATCATTGACAGGTAACACCGCTGTTTTAATTGACCATTCAGGTTCAGTACGTGGAGATAATTATGGTGCATCAAAAGTATCAGCATTTTCAAAAACCACATCAGCAATGATTGGAAATCTGTTCGGTTCAATGTTGGCATACTCACAGAGGGATGTTTACGTTGGTTTGTTTGGTGATAGGTTAATCCCTGTACCAATGGACAGAACCAGGGGGTTACTTGAACATAATAGTAATTCATTCAAACTGGGTGGATCATGTGGAGGTGGAACTGAAAATGGATTATACATATTCCTTAATGATGTTGTAAAAAACAAAACCAAAGTTGATAACCTAGTTATATTTTCGGATATGGTTATCGGAAGTGGCGGTAAAGGCGGATGGGATGGATCATCAAGAGCAGGTTTGGGTTCATTCCAAGAACTGTTTAAAAAATTCAGAGTAGTAAACCCACAATGTAATACCATTAGTGTAGATATGAGACAAACAAGTGGAAAATCGGTATTTGATAGATCATTAAACATTCTGCAAATCGCAGGATGGTCAGATAAAATCTTCAACTTAATTGATAGTAACTGTAAAGGTTATGATGCTTTAATAAAGGAAATTGAATCTATTGAAATTTAAAAACTTCAATTTAATTTAAAAAAACAATGGGGTGTTCTTATAGGATATCCCATTTTTTTGTTATATATTTACTATGTAATAAAAAGAGAGATATTATGGACATTAAGAATTTAGACACCGAATACAAGAATTTACAAAATACAATGCGTGATTTATCTAATAAAATTACAGAACATCTAAAAAGTAGATTTGATAATAAATTAAGTGATTATAGTTCTTGGGATGGTTTTTTGGAAGATATAAATGATTATGCTGGTGATACTTTCGGAAAACTAATGTACATAAATCACGCAAAAAACATCTTTGAATCGTTAGGAAAAAAATAAATATTATATTTATATTATATGATACGACTTACATCACTTTTACTTGAAAAAAATATAGCTCTTGAACTTGACAAGATGGTCCGAAAGTTCGCTGCATTAAAGAATAAGAACGATGAAAAACATAACATTGATGAACTTACCAAGATAATTAATGCGCATATTGATGAAATCCAAAATGTTGAAAAGAAATTCAGTAGCATAATTAAAAAGGCATTACCCAAGAAACATTTAAAAGGAAAAGTTAAATTTTTTCATCAAATAAAAACAATTTCATCTATTGTTAATAAAGTTATTGTTCGTGGAAAAAAATTGGTTGAGTTAACTGATTTAGTTCGTGGTGCAGTATTATTTGATGAAAAAGAAGATATGGATGAATTTATTAAAAATTTCTCACGGAAAAATAAGTCAATAATAACAGATATTGATAAAAAAACAGGTAAGGGAGATTCATTAGGATATTTTGGTAGTACCCATTTTGAATTATCTATTGATGGGTTTGATGTTGAACTACAAATAATGCCAATGCGTCTATGGAATTATAAAGAAGAGGCACACGGAATTTATGATAAGTGGAGAGATAATTTATCAAACCTACCTAAAGCTGATGCGAGTTTATCAAGAAAACTATTCTCAACCGGTAATCAAAAACGATCTTATAAAAAGGAAAGTTATATCAGAGAAAATTACGAAGAAATTAAACATTTCTTTTAAAATTTTAATATAACTATTATGTTATCTCATTTATTTATTGTATATTTACAATGTAATAAAAATGAGAGATAACATGCATACTGACGACTTAAAATTACAAATTGAAAATGAAACTTGGTATATATCGTTAAGTGATACTGGTGAAGTATCTTTTGCGTACTCTATACCATATGAAAAATCAAATGAATGTTTAAATCCATTATGGCACGATTGGGATTATAGTCCATATGTACCTGAGAAATCATGGAGTATGAATGGTGTTACGACTAACACTTCACCCTTTGTATTAAAAAGGAAACTACTAAACTCAGTAGCTCGAATAATCAACAAATCCAAAGTGGAATTCTTTTATTTCACACCAACTGATACGCAACGAGGTAAAATTTATTCTAATATAGTTAATCTATTGATTAGTAAATTGAACGGTGAATGGAATACTCAAATAATTAATGAAACTTGGTTTTATTTTCAAAAACGATAAGATATGGAAAGCACTTAATGTTCACTTTTTTGAAGATTTAAACCAAGAAAAAGATGAAATGCCAACACACTAAAACAATTAAACTATAAATATTAAACAATTAAAATTTAAAAACATGAGAAACTTACTATTATTATTGATTATGCTTATTTCGGTAAGTATGTATTCACAAGAAGTTGTCCTAATGGACACGATAAGTGTAAATGGTATTCGGGCAGATGTTAAAACCCCCGTATCACAAAAAACCATTACTGCCGCTGATATACAGAGGGTGTATCATGGGCAGGAATTACCAATATTATTAAATACAACACCATCAATCACTTCAAACACCGATGGTGGGCACGTACAAGGATATACTTATTTTAGATTGAGGGGGATTGACCAGACACGAATTAACATGACATTAAATGGTGTACCCTTAAATGAACCCGAAGATCAAGGGGTTTACTTTTCTAATTATCCAAACTTCGCTAAAAATATACAATCATTACAAATACAACGTGGAGTAGGAACTTCTTCAAATGGAGTATCATCTTTTGGTGGCTCAATAAATTTCATCAGTAAGTTTGGTAGAAAAAATAAAACTGAGGTTGAACTGGAATATGGTTCGTTTAATACAAAACGATTTAATTTTACACATTCAACTGGCTTATCTAAAAATGGTAGAGTTTCAGCGTATGTAAACCTAACTGATTTTGAAACAGATGGTTATAAATATCACTCCGGGAACGATGGTCGTTCTGCCTTTATAGGTGGGGCATATTATGGAGATACATACACATTAAAGTTTACCGGCTTTACTGGCAATTCGCACAATCAAATGAGTTGGCTCCCCGTTTCAGAAATTGATATTGCAGATGACCCCCGTACAAACTATAATCACGAAAATGCTGATGATAATTTTTCACAAACATTGGCAATGTTAGAATATAAGAAACGGTTTAATTCTGAAAATACATTAAGTACAACTGTATTTTATAATAGATTAGATGGTGAGTGGGATTTATATGTAGGTGATATGTTGAATTTTGGCTTGGGTTCAAATTTTTACGGTATGGTTGGAAACTATAATTATACACCTGAAAACTATGATATAAATTTGGGTATTAGTACAAACAGATATGATAGAAATCATACAATGTCATTTCCACTTGAAAATTTAGATTTAGATTTTAAATGGTACGATAATACGGGATTTAAAAATGAATATAGTGGATATCTAAAAGTAAAACGAGATATTGATATTCTTACTGTTTATGGTGATTTACAATACCGTTATGTAACATTTAAATATGATGGTGATGTTGAAATGGAAGCACAAGATTGGTCATTCCTAAATCCCAAAGTTGGTTTAATGTTTAATTTAAATAAAGAAACCAATTTCTACGCATCTTTAGGATTATCACATAGAGAGCCAACCCGTTCTGATATGTTCGGTTCATATGATAGGGATGAAAACGGTAAAATTTTAAGTTATATAAAGGGAGGTGGACTTAATTCTGGAGCAGATAATTTAGAAGGGTTAATACCCGTTATACCAGAACGAGTAATAGATTATGAAGTTGGTATAAATCAAAAAATGAAAGATTTTACATTACAAGGAAACTTCTACTATATGGATTTTAAAAATGAAATTACATTATTAGGTTCTTTGGGTTCATATGGATTACAACAATTCGGTAACGTAGAGCAGAGTTATAGAATGGGATTGGAACTTGATGTTGCATACAATCTTAATAAAAATGTAACATTGAAATATAATGGAAATCTTTCAGAGAATAAAATTACAGATCAGGGAATTTCATTTGAACCACTATATACACCAACCGCAATACAAAATTTATCCATTAACTTACACAAAAATGGGATATTTTTAGAATTAAGTGGAAAGCACCATAATGAATCATATTTAGATTTCTCTAATGAAAATATAACACCATCATTTGTAATCACTAATGCACTTATAGGAATTGAAACCGATTCATATGGATTTAAAGTATCGGTACTGAATGTATTTAATACTGAATACTTTACTAATGGTTATATGGTTGGCGGGGTAAGACACTTTTATGTTAATGCACCAACAAGTGCTTACGGAACATTAACTTATAAATTTTAAATTATGAAACTAACAGGGAAGTGTAAAGAAGATTTTAGAAATTATCTAACCGAATTCGTAGGTGGGGGTATCAAAGTATATCCGTATAAGGTTTTCAGAGAGTTGGAAATATCTATGCAATACGGGGTATATGTCGATTTCTTTGATCACCATGGTATTTGTATATCGGGATTACCATATACTCTAATAATCAATGAGGGTAGCATACAAAGATTCAAAATAAACTTTGGAGGATTTGAACGGTATGAAGGTAGGTTAATGGCAATTGAAAAAGCAAACGAAATATATAATAATAACCTATGAAAAATATAAAAATTAAATTCCGGTTACTTGGAGTATTTTTACGTTGGTGTTGGATGTTTCCCGATGACATTAAAGAAAATTATCATGATATAAAAACACGATATTTCTTTGAGACTGACAAGGAAATGAAACAGTTAATGAAAGAAATAGATGAATTATGAAACTAACAGGGAAGTGTAAAGAAGATTTTAACAAAATTATATGAACTTTAATTATTTAGAAATAGCTGCCGTTATTTCCACACTATTATGTGTAATACTATTAAACAAGAAATATGTTTTAGGGTGGCCTGTCGGCATATTGGCTGCTGGATTATACATTTTGGTTTTTCAAAATCAAAACCTATATGCCCAATCATCATTACAATTGATATTCATAATACAGTCTGCATATGGTTGGTACTTATGGAATGGTGATAGTGGTCAAGAAATAAAAATAGTCAAAATAGATTATTGGATTTTATTTACTCACATTTTATTGGTAGTGGTAATTTCACTTTCTATATATCCGTTAATAGGGGATCTAGGTGGGGAGAATTCCTTTTTAGATATTTTAACAACATTACTTGCACTACTCGCTAACTACTATTTGAGTAAAAAAATATTACAATCTTGGTTGGTTTGGGGATTAGTGGATGTTTTATTATTAGGATTATTTGCCATGTTCGGATTATGGTGGTCGTTTGGATTATACATCATATTAACAATTATCGCAATAAACGCATATTTAACTTGGAATAACGATTATGAAAAACAAATTTGACCTTAGAGAATTATCTAAAAAACCTATTCTACGAAACGATCAAGCATTGGAATTTATGAATAAAATGACAGATGAAGAAATCATAGAATATGATAAATCAGTAGAATTACTCTTAGATAAGAGGGGAGTTCCTGAATACTTTCCTGATAGAAATTCTGCACGATTATCACAAAATATAGATGATGAAATTTTATATACAATATTAAAACAAGCACTTGATGAAAAAATTTAAGCATGGTATGGTACTTGGAAAGTTTTTTCCGCCACACAACGGACACCTATACTTAATTGAAGAAGCATTTAAACAATGTGAAACAGTTGATGTGTTTGTATGTTCATTAAAGAGCGAATTCCCAGCAGGAGAAATCCGAACACTTTGGATGCATGAAATTTATAAGGATAATTACGATATATCCATTATACCTGTTAATGATGAACTGCCACAAACTCCAGAGGAATATGGTGATTTTGATGGATTTTATAAAATTTGGACAGACGTGGTTAATTCAAGAACTAAAAATTTAGATGTAATATTCACATCAGAGAGTTATGGTGATGAATTTGCCGAAAAACTTGGTATAGAGCACGTTTTAGTTGATAGTGAACGGCTAACATACCCAGTATCAGGAACATCCGTTAGGAACGAGCCTGTTGAGAACTGGGAGTATATACCACAGGCAGTAAGGGGGTTTTTCAAAAAACGGGTTGTAGTATTAGGTCCTGAATCAACTGGTAAAACTACGTTGGTTTCAAATTTGAGTAAGCATTTTGATGGGGATGTGGTTCACGAATTTGGTAGAGATTATACCGATGATATTCCTGGTCCGCAATTGGTAACATCTGATTTTGATGAAATTGCAATCGCACATGATATGTTCATATATCAGGTAACTAATCAGACTGGAACTAAACCCATGGTATTTATAGATACCGATGCAATCACTACTAAATTATTTGGTGAAATGTATTTAGGTGATGATTTTCATTCTAAAATAATTGATGATATAATTGATGATCAAGATTTTGATTTGGCACTTGTTTGTAATATTGATGTACCTTGGGTTGATGATGGCACACGAGATTTTCCACTGGAAGGTGATAGGCAACGGCACTTGGATAAAATTATAAAGGAACTTGAATCAAATGGACAACCATATAAAATGATTTATGGGGATTATGATAAACGATTGGCTATGGCAATACGATATGTGGAAGAAGTTAGCAAAAAATAAATGAAGTCTGTTTAACTTTATACAAAAAGTTAAATTTTTCGTTTTTTTAATAAATTAAAACTAATTAGTAGTTAATTTGGACATTACAATATTTTTTTGTACATTTACTATGTAATAAAAAGATAAACCACATGGATGCAATGATTAGGAAAAAATGGAAACAATTACCAGTAAAAACTCAAAACAGAGCAATTTGGAAAGATAGAGCACACCAGTACTTTGATTTAATTTGGCAGCATAGACATTACGCCGAAAGGAGTGATGTGTATATTAGTTTTCAAATGTTTTTAGGGATATCCGTTGATGAATCCCACATGAAAAATATGAGTAATAATATGTGTAAAAAAGTTATAAAATGGAGTATAGATATATTGAATGGTGGTATGATGATTGAAAATAGATTGGGAGTTAGTGTGTACGCTTTTGTTGAATATCCTGATTATTTGGAATTATCTGATAATTCAGACGACTGAATTATCTTAAAATAAGTAGTGATATTGTTGTATTATTAAAATAATTTTCGTATATTTACACATAATAAAAAAACATAATAACTATGGATATTTCAGATGTTAATAATTTTATAGAAACCGTTCAGAATCTTGTGACAGAAGATACAGTTACCAATTACAGTTCACTTACCCCCGCGGTCATATCTGTAACAGAGGGTGGTAAATATTTTAAAGTGATTAGTGGCGGCAGTTGTTGGGGATTCATTTCCAAATATGATGGTCACTTCAAAGGAATACCAATTAAAGTTGGAGATTTGATGAAGGGGGCAAATTGGAGTTCGCCCGCAAAACATAGTAGAGGTAATATACTTGATGGAACTGCCAGTTATGGTGTTCACGGTCCAACTTATTTAAAATAAAACTAATAACTTCATATGAACATATTTATACTTGATGAAGATTTTGAAACATGTGCAGAATATCATTGTGATAAACACGTGGTTAAGATGGTAATAGAATACGCACAGATGTTGAGTACAGCAGTTCGCATGACAACTGATATTGATATTGGGTATCGTATTACGCATAAAAACCACCCATGTACAGTATGGGTACGAGAGTCATTGAGTAATTGGAAATGGTTACGAGAATTGTCAAAGCAATTGAATAACGAGTATAGACATCGTTATAATCATGATGTGAATCACAAATCATATGATATGATACTATCATTGCCGTTACCGAATATTCCCGATGTTGGATTAACAAAATTCCCACAGGCTATGCCGGAATATTGTAAAGATGAAAATACAATAGTGGCATATAGGAATTATTATAACAAAGAAAAACAACAAATCCATAGTTGGAAACATGGGAGAATACCAAATTGGATAGAATTACAAACAATATAATAAAAAACAAAAAGTATGAGTACAAAAAGAATCACCACAGAAGTTGTAGATAAAGCGGGGGACCATAGAGTTAACCAAAAATCTTCAAATGGAAATATCACACATGCCAGTACTGAGGGGTATAAGAATCTACAGGATTTGAGAAATAATGAAATTGATAGTGCAATTGCAATATTGGAATTTTATTCAAAAAAATTAACATCTGAACAATCGGATGAATTGGGTAGAGTTGCATTGAAGGTTGTAAGTGGACATATCAATAGGCTCACACGTTCGGTAAGAGACGGTAATGAAACATCATAATGGAAAATGAAGATGAATATGAGTTAGAACAAGATGCATCTTACAAGGGTAGTAGAACACCAACACAAATTATGGAACACGAATTATACATTGTTCATGGTGGCAATTATAAAAGTTATTTAAATTCAATAGAATGGGACACATGGTTACAACCATATGAACCAGGAGAATTAGCGAGAGTGTTGGAAGAAGCTGCAATAAAAAGTCACCCATTTAATAAATTTTTTTAATTATGTATGAATTTGAATATAATATTATCATCGACAATATATCAGATAGGTTTTCAATGGATGTGGATGATGCATCCAGAGCAAAAATGATTAACGTATATGAGAATGTAATAGCGGGATTGCATTACAATATAGAATTTGAGGTTTTATGTGAACGCATTATAATCGAAGCATATTTAGAACAAACCTATCCGGAAATGGGAGTATTTCAAAGAGTATTCTTGACACAGAATCAAAATTAATTTTAAACAATTATTAAAACAAAACCGGGTTTCATTGTGATTCTCGGTTTTTTTTCGTATATTTACCATGTAATAAGAAACACGTAAACTAATCCAAAAAAATTTATGAAACGAAATCGTGAGGTGTTACAAGGAACGGATATTTATTGGATAGTATCAGAACCCAGAAAATGGGAAATCAACCACCCACCTGGTCCTAAAGTATCAATAGAGATTTCTAAAAAGGCTAATTATTTATTAGAACTTGAAATTTCAAGTTTATATTGCCCTAATGTATATGTAATACCGACAACGGTATCGGGTGAGGTATATAGAGAAATGTTATATGTGGAATATGATATTTCAAGATATGGGTGTTATGAATATACCTTAAATCACAATTCAGAATTATATACAATAATATTAGTAAATAACGATTAAAATACAAAAATGATACGAGAATATGTAAGTAAGAAAAATGGTCAACCAATACACCTATTCAATAAAATTTGGAAAATAGGGAAACTAAATCAGATGAAGAAAACAAAACGCGAACATTGTGTTATTCATTCTCCTGAAAATAAGGAGTATCATGTATATGATGAAGATGCGTTAGACTTATGTTTGAATATTTGGAACAGAAGTGATATTCAAATCCGGACAAGGCGTATTAATCCAGCAAAAGTTAAAATATACATCCTAACACATATATTGGATAGTCCAGAAAATTGGTCAAGTGTATTTGATGATGTTCCCATACGTAGTACAAATAAGATATCTGTTATTTTTGATAATGGTACAATTATGACAACTAATGCCCAGGAAGCTGGCTGGATACGTAGAATCCCACAAAATTGGTTTTCAGAGTATGGTGAAAAACTAAAATGTGAGGAACAGAGGTTTAAAAATATTGTACCAGTTTATTGGAAATTATTATAATATGAAGCATTTGTATATAGAAATGGGTAGTAAAAATAAGAAAACTGGAAAGTTATCATACTATCAAGTAACATTAGAAAACGGAGTAATAAACGACTGTGGGTGTCCAGCGAGGAATTTTCACCCATATTCACCGTGTAAGCATATGAAACGTTTACACGCAAAATTAGGACACAAATTATGAAAGATGGGTTATTAGAATACATCAATGAACGGATAGAGTTGTTAACTGCCAATTTAGAGATGAAATCAACGAATGAATGTATTCAAGATGAGGCTATCATCTATGAATTGAAACTGGTAATTGGTAAAATAAACAAGTTAACCGAAACTGACGAAGGAAAGGTGGCAAAGGCAGGGGATTATATTTGGTTGGGTTCACTTAGTAGAGTAATTAGACTTGAAGAGGGGGATCGAATGAATTTGATGTATAATGAGTGGTTTGCAACAGATGAACAAATTAAAGAATATACTAATAAATTAAAATAATATTATGTCAGAAGAATTTAAAATGTGGTTAATTGGAATTTCCGTAGTATTCGTGTTCGCAGTGTTACTGTTTATCATAGCAAGTGTAATGTCACCAGAACACCATATATCATTATTTGAATCATGGGGACTTGTACTAACAGCAGTTGTACTAACAACCGGACTTCAAGGATACAATAACTAATAAATAAAAGATGGTAAAACTATTTGTAAATAAATTACAACCGATACAGTATATAAATAAAATACCATATGTACTACATGGATTGATTCCAATATCACTGGTTAAGGATGCTAATGATGTTAAAGCGTATTTGGGGTGTGATGTTGCTTTTAAAAATACGAAAGATGGATTTTATTATTTTTGTGAGACAATTCCCGATACTGAATTTGAGGAAGTTATAGAAGAGTCTGTTCCAAAAATAACTGAAACTGATGTTTGAGTATATTGGTAATCCTTGGTATATCGCACTTATTATTATGATTACTCAATATGTATTTTTATATTTGAGAACTCTAAATGTGATTTATGTAGCGGAAAAGAAAATAACACTTGCATTACTAACAGGGGTATCTATTAGTGTATGTTGGTTGATTGCGATAACATTCAGTATAAATGCAATTTCAAACCTACAATGGCAACCCATAATCGGGTATTTAGTTGGGGGACTCTTGGGATCTTGGCAAGCATTGGTGTTTAATAAAAAACAAAAATAAAATATGGTTGAATTACTCCAATTCAAATAACAAGAATATTTTTATCTTATATTTATTTATATGAAGTATAGGAAACCATATAAGAAACTTTCAGATTTAAGAAATACATATCCTGTTAGTGGGAGTGGTGTGGTAAACTATCATGAACAATTCACAAGTGATTCCACTTCTATTAAATATACAGGGAAGTATCCAGAAAACTTTATAGTTTTTGAAAGTATTCCAAATTATGCAGTAAATCTTAATACAATATCCACGGTTAATTCTGAAAAATTAAGGTTTATAGTTCAATTGATTGACGGCACATCCGTAGATGAATGGACATCTACTTCGTTTCAAAAATCTTTAGAAGAAGCAAAGGCTAATAATAATCCATATTTCAATAAAGGTAGAGTTACCGTTGCTCAAATAGATTACGGTAAACTTAAAGATTATCACAATGTGTTTGCAGAAAAAGAAGCATACGCCCAAGTAACTGTTAAATCCACAATACAATCCAAAGAAGATATTATTAAACATATAATTTGGATGGTTGATGGTGGTGAGAATGATGAAATCCGGACTGCTTCTGATTTTGGAAGTTGGGAAGTTAATAGACCCATACAAGTTGGAGTTGAATTTATCACAGGTTCAGTACAACAACCAATAGAAAGTGATAGAGTTAATTCCACAATAGATGATTTGGTAAAAATAGATTATTCACCATTTGGTATTCCAGGTAGATTTAATGGTGATGAAAGACATATAGGAGAAGGGTCTACTTACAGGTGGACGAGTACTAATTGGCAAACACGATAAATTATGTTAAACAAAACAGTTTTCTCAAAAGTGGGTTGGAGAAAGTACCTTGACCCAACGGATAGCCCAAGGGTTAAGAAATTCTTAAAATCAAGTGGTCGTAAGGTGCTTACACAAATAGTTGATGGAATACAAGATGCAATAGAAAATGATGTAGCAGAACTCGTTATTTTAGTTCATCCAAATGTATCATCGGTAGTTGTTGTACCATCTGTCGAGTATGATGATGTGCTAACACATTCCTTACAGTTTTTCAAAAGTCTTGAAGAATATAACCAATGTTCTAAAATAATCAAAATCAAAAAGAAATTAAAATTGCCAACGGAAACGCCAAAAGAAAAAGTTAAAGTAGTACAGTAATGCATTTAATATAAATGTATAATAAACAATTTGTTACATAAATTTTTATTTTTATTAACCTAACTAAATAACATGGCAACAGAGAATATCAATAAATTAGTACCAAAAGGAAAAATCAAATTTGAAATAACTCTTTCTGATGAACAAAAGGTAGCAAAATCCGAGATTTTAACTCACCCGTATAATTTCATATCAGGAAAAGCAGG